GGGACTGTGCATAGATGCGGTCTGCGGTTTGGATTGCGTTTGCCATTTTGGTATTTCCTTTTAGTTGATTGTGTTAGTAACATTACTAACGGGGTTATCACTGCTTAACTTGTTATGGTGAAACATACTGCTTTATTTGAACGAGCCTTTTCCAACTTTATTTTTACCAAGATAGTTCTTTGATTAAAGAATCTACCTTGCCCTTAACATCTAAGCGTAGGTAGTCATCCTCACGCAACGCATCAGGTGTTATCCCTAGCATTACGGATTCCAGTTTGTGCTTGGCTGTCCGCATTTTCGGATCGCCCGTCACATTGAACTTCTCCAATAGGTCTACCATGTCCATCACATTACTGACGAGGGTATCCCTAAAGATTTGTTTCTTATCACCTGATAACTTCTCTGACATACGGGTTAGTGCTTCATGAGTACGCTCCCATACATCGGCATATGCTGACTCGAGGTTGCTCTGATAGTAGTTGGCATACGATTCCTTGAGGATTGCTTCGGCTTCCTGTCCTACATTGACTCGCCAATCGCCCACTTCGGGTACGGGTGCAAACTTCACCGAGAACTTAAACTTATCCCTGACCATCTCTACGGGTGGGTAATCGTCTTGGTTAAATAGCGTACCTAGCTTCATCTGTGACTGTAATACCAGCTTGTCATAAGAACTTAAGAAGGTATCTACTAGGCGGTTGAACTCCTGCTCCATGGCAGTTATCTCACGCTGATAGTCAAAGAACATACTCGTTGTTAGTAGTCGCAAACCTGAGTCGCTCCATGGCATCGTTGCATGGTAATGGTAGGTTCGGCTATTGCCAGCGAACTTCTGAATCGCATCGAATACGGGTTCATCTGCGAACAGTCGCTTTGAATAGTTGCCAGCCCTAGTGGTGGTCTGCTTGGCGGTATCAATCTCTTGACTGACTCCCTTGTCAAACTTACGACCTGTCCACACGCTAATGTTTAACTCGACCAACATAGCGGAACTGCTGATTGATGGGATTGATACTGCTGGTACGGATACTACTGGGTTGTTAGTAATGTTACTAACTTGATTACTCGTTTCCATTTTCATTTCCTTTGATTAAGTTACTACTGTTTAACATCTTTTACCACGATTATATATAGTTTACCACTTTATACGCTTACTGTCCAGTTTTCAAGCCACCGATAATCCTTCTAGGTAGGTACAAGGTAATACGCTCCTCATCCATACTTTGTAGGGTTACTTCGGTATCTGTCCAAGCCAGTACGACATAAGTTCTTTTTCCTATGCGTTTAATATCTCCTGTTTTCATTTGACTGTCCCTTCAAACCACATCGCCAAGCTATACATAGCAAAGAATACGAATGCCCACATCGCTATCCAGCCTAGATATTCTTTAGTCCTATCCCACTCGCTCTCGCATCGCCATATCGGAGTAGCGTAATCGGCATCACGAAATGCCTCGCTGACTGTGCGGTGAGTCTTACTACTGTGGATGATGACTGCTGGGTCTATATCTGACTGATATATAAACTTCTCACCACGAGTGATGGGTCTGTGCTTGGGTGTAGGTAAAACTGGGTTTACTTTAGTGATTCTCATTTGTGTTCTCCTAGTATGGTAATAAGGTGCTTCAAGTGTTCTATCTCTTTCTGTTGCTCTTTAATTATTCGCTTGGCTTCCTCTAGTTTTTCAAGGACTTGTATTAGCTTCGCACTCATGGGTTTATCCTTTTCGGGTTAAGTTCTTTTAAATCGACTGTGTTAGTTACTGCGACATAGTTGCTCTTGTGCATCGGTACTACTGTGAACTTGCGAGATTTAGCGATTTCGTCACCACAAGGTAGGCAGAAGGCATAACCTAGCTTCATGCGTTCCAATGGGTAAGTGTCACCACATTCTTTACATCGGGGTATGTATTGGCTAGTCATTTAGGTTCGCTCCCTGTGGAATAGAGTCCGTTGATGTAGTTGTTGAGGGTTTCGGCATGAGCATAGATATGGTCTTCACCTGTGCCATGTTCGTCTAAGTGTTCCTCGTAGCTGATGCGTTCGTTTTGCATGAGGTAGCTGATTACTGCTTCTAATGCGTTGAGTTCTTGTTTACTGATTGTCATTTGATATATCTCCTGTTAAGTTGTTTATCCTGTGTTAGTAATGTTACTAACAGCAGAACCCTGTGGGCGAAATTGAATATTTCTCGACCATATATAAATTATACCTCACTAAACTATCAAAGTCAAGTAAATGGTATCTAATAGTATTTGTTCTTATTGTTCTTTATTTGTAGTTGTTATAAGTTATTGATTATATTGATTTGTTCGGAATGTTCGTAATGTTCGGGGGTTTTTAGTGTGCTTGACTTTAAAAAAGAGAGAGGGTCTCTTGTGCAATTTTCGTTTTTAGTTTTCGTATAGACCCTTAGTCTAAAAGTGACCGAACATTACGAACATTACGAACATTACTTATAAATCAAGGACTTAGTTCCGAACATTACCCCGAACATTGCAACCCCTTTCCGAACAATAGCAGGGTTAACCCTAAGACCCCATGTGACACGCTTCTTCTAGTCACTGGCATCATCTGTTAGTAACTTTACTAACAACATTTAACTTAGCATCACGCAACGACCCTGTGCGACTCGCTACTCCAAGTCACTGGCATCAACAGGTTAAGACTTTGTTAGTAGGGTTACTACCTAGTTACTGAATGGAAAAAGATGTTAAGCCGAAAGTAGTAAAAAATGAGGGCGTAAAAAAACCCGCCGAAGCGGGTTTTTAAGTTAAGCGGGTTTCCCCGCTTGGGTTACTTGTCAGCCAATAACTTCTTAAGAGCCGAAGTATGAGCCACTAGATCAAACTCAAGATTCTCAAGTTTAGCTAAGCGATCAAGAGCCGATTTCAATTCCTTGAAATACATCTCAACAGGGCTTGACTTCTCAACTTCTCCACGCTCTGCTGATTCTTCCCGCTTTGCCAAGGCTCTGCGATAGTAAGCAAATTCTGAGCCGATCTGCATTCCCAAGGCTCTTTTGGTAGCCTTTTCAAAGTCAGATAAAACCTTGGATTCCTTAGCCAATAAAGCCTGAGCGTCAAGGTCAAAGCCTAATACAATCGCTGACTTAATCTGATTATGCAAGTCTGCATTGTCCTTATTGCTTAGGTCAAGATCATAAGACTTCAAACCCTGAGCCTGCATTAGATCGACTGTCTTGCTCTTGGTCTTAGCGGTATCCAATGACTTCTTAGTACCCTTAGTAATACTGTCTGCAATCTCAGCGCCGATTACTTTACCCTTAACTAAAGCCTTAACAGCCTTGGTGATTGGGTTGTTTAATGCTGTTGTCATGTTTACTTGGTTCATTTTATTTCCATTCATTTAAAGTATGAATATCGGGTGTTACTTAGTAACGCTTTGCCCTATCCATGAATCTATTATGAACTTTATCCTATAAGATGTCAATGTTTACTAGCTGTTAGTAATATTACTAACAAAATGATACCAAGCCGAACCGAACCCCCCATAGCCCGTTTTTGTTGCAAGGGACTCCGACAGCTACAGGTATGCTATTTCACACACGATATGACTAAAATTTCCATTTCGGCCCCAAGTATAAAAAAGTACCTACCTAGGAACACCCCCCGTCACTAAATAAAAAGGCCATGCAAAAAAATTTTTGTGGTAAATTTTAGGAATATCAAGGAGATACCATGAGTTCTTGGCTAATTATTCTTACGGGATTGATCTATGCGTATATTGCGGTGGAACAAGGATTCAAAGGTAACCTTGCTATGTGTATCTGTTACATTGGTTATGCTGGCGCTAATGTGGGTCTGTATATGATGGCTACCAAATGAATACCATCGAGATCAATCTCAAAGCGTTGCCAAAAGATGTGCGTAAGTGGGTTGAGTATGAGATCCTGGTGAGTAATAGCCACGATATTCCTGTTAAGCTGCTGTCAAAAAAGCACGTGATGATGGATGGCACACGATGTAACGGCTACTTTTGTAGCGAGAAGCCTGAGTTGGTTGTCGCTTGTTATAAAGATCCGAACGAGTGGATACCGATCATGGTTCATGAGTCTTGCCACCGAGATCAGTACACAGAAAACGCCCCTATCTGGAGCAAAAAGATTTCAATTGATGGTACTAAAGAGGACCCGCTAAATTTATTATGGGATTGGCTAGCTCACAAGATTGAGCTAAAACCTCGCCAGGTAACGGCAGTAACCCGTGCGGTAATGCAGATAGAGCTTGACTGCGAGATCCGCTCCGCTAAGAAGATTGACGAGTTCTACTTACCAATTAACACCAAGGAATATATCCAGAAGTCAAACGCTTACGCTTATATGTACCTGACTTTGCAGTACACCCGCCTTTGGTATCCTAAGGGTAAAGCCCCATTTTATTTAGCTGACGTATGGACTAAGATGCCAACAGACTTCGATCGAGACTATAGTCGAGTCCCTACAAAAATCAAAAACCTAATCTTGCAAAAGTGCTACAACAAAAGAGTCTAGATGCCATATAAGGATCCCCAAGTTAAAAAAGCGAAGCACGCTGAGTACAGCCGAGAGCACTATTTGAAGAACCAGGCAGATACAAGACAGCGGACTAAAGACACAAAGATCAAAGAAAAAGCGAAGTGGTATCTATTTAAAGCCACACTAAAGTGTACGCATTGTGGGTTTAGCCACATCGCAGCGCTAGACTTCCACCACGAGGATCCAGATACAAAAGAAGGTAACGTCCACAACTATGTATCAAACGGGCAGTTCGCCAAGGCATACGAGGAGGTCAAGAAATGTATAGTCCTGTGTGCTAATTGCCATCGGATCCACCACCACAAGGATCGGGCAGAGAAGAAGAATCATGTGGCATGAAGTATATACAGAATATATACGGCTCATAACTTGAGCTGATAAACAACAAATACGGCTTATAAAATGACACCATACGTCCAGCTAGAGAAGTCGGTAATTGCTGCGCAACTACTGGAATTGGCTGAAAATAACAATGAGTGGTTTACCTACTATAACTTTGACACGCTGCTTGTCCCCCAGGAAATTCTAGATAAAGAACCGTTTTTTGCAACGCTACCCCCATTTAAGGCGGGAATACTGCGCCTCGATCCCTATACTTGCTACGACTGGCACGTGGACGACGCTAGGGGCTGGGTAATTAATATGTTGCTAACAAGTGGGAAAAGCCACTGTTTATTTGGTACTAAGCAGGGACAGTCATTTCCATTCACCGAGCTAGTGTATGAACCAGAAACATACTATTCATTTAATACCCAGGTACCACACACAGTAATTAACTTTGAAGCCCCACGGTACGTGTTCAGTATTCAGTTTGACTAATTGTTGCACTGCAACATAATGTATTGTATACTACACGAAACCCCATAAACGTAAGCTATGGGAAACAACTAACCGAAAGGAAAAGACTATGTTTGACTTTGACAAGCAAATTAAAGAAGCAACCGCACAGGTTAAGAAGTACAGTGACATGTGGATTGACTGGACTATTACCGTGTTGGAGCAGTTCAAGAAGTAATGTAAAATACGGATCGGGGGTAAGGTTTAGGAAAATAGTCTAGGCTTTTTGTTGCGCAACACCCCCACCAAACAATTTCTGTGTATACTGCACGCATTAACATCTTTTAGTCTGGACATTAGGCAAGATGCAATTACACATAGAACCTGATCTATCAATACCGTTTCCCGATGACAACCCCGTCTTGGCGAACTTTATAGAGAAGGCGCAAGCTGCATGTAATACTGCAGAACTGCTCGAATTGGACACTGAGCCAACCGAGGAGGACAAACTCGCTGCGGAGAAAGCCGTTTACGCTGTAGCCGAAAACGAAGAAAAAGCGAATAAACAGTTAGCTAAAAAGACCCAGACCCCCGCTGTATATAAAGAAGTTAAGGGGATCCTTGACGAATACTCTCTTCGTGTAGTGGATAACGCTATGCAGATTAGACTTCTTGTCACAAACAAACTTATCCTTGATTCTGATAGCCCAGACGACCGTACTAGGCTTCGTGCCTTAGAAATGCTAGGCAAGATCACTGACGTGGGACTATTTACAGAGAAGTCGGAAGTAACAATTAACCATAGGTCTACCGCAGATTTGGTGGACTCTATCCGTAATAAGCTCCATAAACTCATGCACCCTGAAGACGTGACCGACGTAAAGGCGGTCGAGGTAAACGGGACAGCTATTGATGTAGATGCCGAGTTAGGTTTAACAGAAGAAGTCCAAAAAGTCCAAAATACTACGGGCCAGACAGAGAATGACGGAAACAATCAGCCCACTTGATTCCTTAACGGATACAGAGCTAGACTTCTTAGCAAAGAATCTGGACAAGTTCTCAGAAGAAGAGGCCATGGAGCTGGACATGGTGGCAGATGAGCTAGAGAAACGCAAGTGGTCTAAGGCTTGTAGGGATGATTTAATAGCGTTTTGCCAAAAAATGCAGCCAGACTATAAGGTTGGTAAGCACCACCGCATCCTGGGCGACTTGCTAATGGAGATCGCCGAGGGTAAAAAAGACCGTGTGTGCGTGAATATTCCACCACGTCATGGTAAATCCCAATTGGTTTCTATCTATTTTCCTGCCTGGTTTTTAGGCAAGCACCCTGATAAGAAGGTATTGATGGTCTCCCACACGACCGATCTTGCTGTGGACTTCGGACGAAAAGTGAGGAACTTAATTGACACACCTGCATATAAACAGATTTTTCCAACAGTCACTTTGGCGGCAGATAATAAGTCTGCTGGGCGTTGGAATACTAATGTTGGCGGCGAGTATTATGCTTGCGGCGTGGGCAGTGCTCTTGCTGGTCGTGGCGCCGACCTACTCTTGGTTGACGACCCACATAACGAACAAGATATTATCAACGGGAACTTTGACGTATTTGAGAAAGCCTATGAGTGGTTTACTTACGGTGCTCGTACTCGTCTTATGCCTGGAGGCAGGGTTGCAATTATTCAAACTCGTTGGCATCAAGATGACTTAACGGGTCGAGTAGTACGGGATATGGTCCAAAATGATGAAGCGGACCAGTACGAACGAGTAGAATTTCCCGCAATTTTTAATGACGGAACGACTGAAGAACGGGCGCTCTGGCCTGAACAGTACACACTTGAAGCACTGCGTAGAACTAAGGCATCTATGCCTGTTTTCCAGTGGAACGCACAGTATCAGCAGAACCCAACGGCAGAAGAAGCCTCTGTAATCAAGCGAGAATGGTGGAAATGGTGGAAACAAGAGACTCCACCGCAGTGTGAATACCTCATAATGTCACTTGACGCTGCTGCAGAGACACATAATCGTGCTGACTTTACTGCAATAACGACGTGGGGCGTGTTTTTTAATGACGAAACGAACGCACATGCGATTATTTTGCTCAATAGCATCAAAAAACGACTAGAATTTCCAGAGTTAAAGACATTAGCATGGGAACAGTGGGAAGAATGGCAGCCTGACGCATTTATTGTGGAGAAAAAGTCTGCTGGAACTGCTCTTTATCAAGAATTACGACGCACAGGAATGCCTGTACAAGAATATACACCACATAGGGGTAGTGGAGATAAGCTAGCTCGGTTAAACTCTGTAGCAGACATCATCAGATCGGGACTTGTGTGGGTCCCTGAGACTCGTTGGGCTGAAGAAGTAGTAGAAGAGATTGCAGGATTCCCGTTTATGAGTCATGATGACCTTGTAGACTCGACGGTAATGGCGTTAATGCGGTTCAGACAAGGTGGATTCATTAGATTACCGAACGATGAACCCGAAGAAATTGGATTGTTTAGATCTAAAAAAAGATCTTACTATTAAGGACAAGCATGGTAATTGACCCAAGCGGAATATTTGCTACAAACAACACTAATCCTGGTGGGATTGATGTTGAGGGTCTTACTTTGCAAGGTACGGTCAAGTGTATGTATGAAGATTTAATACATGCGTTTGGAGAGCCAATTAATGGCGAAACAGACGTTGCATGGCTTATTCGATTTAATGATTTCACTGTAGCAAAAGTTTACAAAACAAAAACAAATTTAAAAGCAACACTCCCAACCCAGTATTGGGATATTGATGGGCTTGATAAAACTGCGTTTGTTCTAACATCAACCGCAATCCAAAGATCACAAAAAGAAGTAGCGTAAAAAGGAATAATTATGGCAATAGATAAGGCACTCTACCAAGCTCCTATAGGCATCGACGAAGCTGCAGATATGGAAGCCCCGATTGAGATAGAGATTGAGGACCCAGAATCAGTAACTATTGGTATGGGCGGACTTGAAGTAGTGTTAGAGCCTGGTGAAGACGGTGACGAAGAAGATTTCAACGATAACCTTGCCGAATACATTACAGATGGTGAATTGCAAGAACTTGCTGGTGATTTGATTGGTGACTTTGATGCAGATGTTTCTTCTCGCAAAGATTGGATCCAAACTTATGTAGATGGTCTTGAACTTTTAGGTTTGAAGATCGAAGAACGTACCGAGCCATGGGAAGGCGCATGTGGTGTCTACCACCCACTGCTTTCCGAAGCGCTTGTAAAGTTCCAAGCGGAAACAATGATGTCAATTTTCCCTGCTATGGGTCCTGTTAAGACTCTGATTATTGGTAAAGAGACTCCAGATAAAAAAGCAGCGGCGCAACGTGTTCAAGATGACATGAACTATCAGTTGACAGACGCAATGCCTGAGTACAGACCAGAAACAGAACGTATGTTATGGGGCTTGGGATTAGCTGGTAATGCGTTTAAGAAAGTTTATTACGATCCATCGTTGGGTCGTCAAGTAGCAATGTTTATACCTGCAGAAGATATGGTTGTGCCTTACGGCGCATCAGACTTAGCATCTTCCCCACGTGTAACGCACGTAATGCGCAAGACAGAAAACGAATTGCGTAAATTACAAGTAAATGGTTTTTATCGTGATCTTGATTTAGGTGAACCTAATTCTTCATTAGATGAAGTAGAGAAGAAGATTGCTGAGAAGCTAGGCTTCCGTGCAACTACAGATGACCGCTACAAGATTTTAGAAATGCACGTTGATCTTGATCTTCCTGGTTTTGAAGATAAGGACGAGGATGGCGAGCCAACAGGCATCGCACTCCCATACGTGGTAACTATTGAGAAGGGAACACAAAATGTTCTTTCGATTAGAAGAAATTGGCAACCTGATGACGAAAATCGTCAGAAGCGCCAGCACTTTGTTCACTACGGCTATATTCCTGGCTTCGGCTTCTATTGTTTTGGTCTCATTCATCTTATCGGTGCTTATGCTAAATCTGGTACTTCCCTCATTAGGCAGTTGGTTGATGCAGGGACACTTAGCAACTTGCCAGGTGGCTTTAAGACCCGTGGGCTGCGACTCAAAGGCGATGACACACCAATAGCCCCAGGTGAATGGCGTGACGTAGATGTACCTAGCGGTGCAATGCGTGACAATATTATGCCGTTGCCATATAAAGAGCCAAGCCAAGTATTAGCTGGTTTGATGGACAAGATTATTGAAGAAGGTCGCAGATTTGCTAACACTGCCGATTTGAACCTTTCTGATATGTCTGCTAATGCTCCTGTAGGAACAACATTGGCAATCTTAGAGCGTACGCTCAAAGTAATGTCAGCAGTTCAAGCTCGTGTGCACTACTCACTCAAGCAGGAATTAAAACTTCTAAAAGTAATTATTGCTGATTACACACCAGAGGAATATAGCTATGAGCCTACTGAAGGTTCCCGTCTTGCGAAAAAGTCAGACTACGACAACGTGGATGTCATCCCCGTATCGGACCCGAATGCGTCTACGATGGCTCAAAAGATTGTTCAATACCAAGCAGTCCTCCAGCTTGCTCAAGGCGCACCACAGCTCTATAACTTACCGCTCCTGCATCGTCAGATGCTCGATGTATTGGGGATTAAGAATGCGGCAAAACTCATTCCAATGGAAGAAGATCAGAAGCCCCAAGATCCAGTTTCGGAAAATCAAAGTATATTGATGATGAAGCCTGTTAAGGCATTTCAGTATCAAGACCATCAAGCACACATCACCGTGCACATGTCTGCTATGCAAGATCCGAAAATTATGGCGTTGCTACAAAATAACCCAATGGCTCAAGGTTTGCAGTCAGCAATGATGGCACACATTAACGAGCACTTAGGATTCCAATATCGTGTAGAGATTGAGAAACAATTAGGTATGACTTTGCCTCCAATGCACGACGAATCTGGTGAAAATGTCAATATGGATCCAGCAGTAGAAGCTAAGTTGGCTCCGATGTTGGCTCAAGCTGCTACACAGTTATTGCAGATGAACAAGTCTCAAGCAGCGCAGCAACAAGCACAACAGCAAGCACAAGATCCGCTCTTGCAATTACAGCAACAAGAAGTTCAGATTAAACAGGCTGACCAGCAACGCAAAGCTGCTAAAGATATGGCTGATGTTCAAATTGAGCAGAAAAAATTGGCTCTTGAAGAACAGAAGATTCAGATTGAACAAGGTAAAGCAATTGCAAATGTTACCCAAAATCAACATAAACAGCAGTATGACGCTCTGAAGTCCGCAGCGACTATGAAGAACGACAAAGAAAAAATGATGTTACAAGCGGGCGTAGATGCCTTAAAAGAACACTATAAACCTCAAAAAGGAGAGTAATTGGATTATTTAGAATATTTGATGAAGGAATATAAGGAGCGTATTGAGTTCCTGACTGGCGGACTTGCACAGGACAACATTCCTACCATCGAGGAGTACCGATACGTATGTGGTCAGATTCGAGGTCTCGAGGCTGCATGCGGAACAATTCAAGACCTCAAACAACGACTGGAGAACTCGGACAATGAGTGAACTAAACCTTAGCCAAGCGGTGGACTTATCCGCAGTGCTAAACAAAGAAGCAGAAGAAAGAGCGTCACAACTACCTAAACCGCAAGGCTACCGTATTTTGTGTGCAATCCCAGAAGCAGAAGAAGCATTTGATAGTGGCATTATTAAATCTGACGAGACTCGTAGACATGACGAACTTTTATCAACCGTGCTATTTGTGGTTGATATGGGAGCAGATTGTTACTCCGATAAAGAACGGTTCCCTAATGGCGCTTGGTGTAAAAAGGGCGATTTTGTCCTAGTTAGACCTAATGCTGGTACCCGAATCGTAATTCACGACCGTGAGTTCCGAATAATCAATGATGACTCTGTGGAAGCTGTAGTAGAAGATCCACGTGGCATTAAACGTAAATTCATTTAAGGAGTCGGACAATGGCTGAAATGGAAAAAGAAGAATTTGAGTTTCCCGATGAAGTAGAATCTAAGGGTAAACCCGTAGAAGGACAAGAAGAAAGCAAATCTGCCGACTTTGAGATCGAGATTGAAGATGACACACCCGAAGAAGATAGAGGTAGAACACCTCCAGATCCTGAGAAAGTTAAACAACTTGAGGTGGACGTTGACGATTTAGACAAATACAGCAAAGAAGCTAAGGACAAGTTAATCCGCATGAAACGTGTGTGGAATGACGAGCGCCGTGCTAAAGAAGCTGCTGACAGAGAACGTGGCGCCGCAGTAGATGCTGCTCAACGCTTGATGGAAGAAAATCGCCGTATCAAAGAGATGCTCAATAACGGTCAAGAAGAATACAAAGCTGCAATGACTTCTACTACCGAGATGCGCCTCGAAAAAGCCAAGCGTGATTACAAAGAAGCATACGATTCTGGCGATTCGGACAAGGTTATTGAAGCTCAGCAAGCTCTGACAGAAGCTCAGATGATGTTGGAAAGGGCAAGAAATTTTAAGTTACCCCCTTTACAAGAAGACAGGTTTGATGTACAAACGAGTCAACAGCAACAAAATGCACCGCAAGCTACGGACAAGAAGCTAGCGGATTGGCAAGGTCGTAACTCCTGGTTTGGACAAGACGAGGAAATGACTGCAGCAGCTCTTGGACTCCATGAGAAGCTAAAACGCCAAGGAATGCATATTGGTTCTGACCAGTATTACGCAACGTTGGACAATACAATGCGGAAGCGGTTTCCTGAGAATTTTGATGATGACCAGGAGCCACCAGATGTAGAAGAAGTTAAGGCGCCGCCTAAAGGGGACAATCCCAAAGCGAGACCTGCCACGGTCGTAGCTTCAGCAACTCGGTCGACAGCACCGAAAAGAGTCAGGTTAAGTCAGTCGCAAGTTGCGATTGCAAAAAAACTTGGTTTGTCGCCAGAGCAGTATGTTCGTGAACTTTTGAAAATGGAGGCCTAAAATGGCTCAAAATAGAATTAGTCGTGAAGTAGATAATCGTGAATTTGATGAGCGTCCTAAACAGTGGATGCCCGCCGAACTTCTCCCAGAGCCTGACAAGTTGGCTGGTTATGCTTATCGTTGGATTCGTGTCTCAAATTTGAATGCTGCAGACCCACGCAACCTTTCAGCAAAGCTGAGAGAAGGCTGGGAGCCAGTAACAATTGAGGAACAACCAAAATTTAAACTGTTAGCTGATCCAACTAGTCGATATAAAGACAACGTTGAAATCGGTGGTTTGTTACTTTGCAAAACTCCAGAGGAGTTCGTTAAACAGCGTAATGCTTATTACACTAAACAAAGCGATCTTCAAAACGAGGCTGTAGATAACACTCTTATGCGCCAAAGCGACCCACGGATGCCACTCTTTAATGAGCGTAAATCCTCGACTAGCTTTGGTAAAGGTAGTTAAATTTAATTTTTAGGAGTTTTATAATGGCATATCCAACCGTTAACGCTCCCTATGGCTTACGCCCAATCAACAGCGTGGATGGCAAACCCTACGCTGGTGCAACCCGTCAATTGCCAATCGCAAGTACTTATAACACTGCGATTTTTTACGGGGATATTGTTCGTATTGCTGCAGGTGGCACAATTCAAAAATCAACTGTAACTGTCGACTCTACAACTGCAGCCGCAAACAACACCTATGGTGTGTTTATGGGTGTTCAGTATGTAAATGGTCAAAGTCAAACAGTACAGGCTCAATACTATCCAGGCAACGCCGCTGCTACTAGCGCTGTAGCTTATATAGTTGACGATCCTATGGCTGCTTTTAAAGTAGCTGTTACTTACAGTGGCAACACAACTGTTACTACAGTTAACCAAAGCATCGTAGGTACAAACATGTCTGTACGTCAAGGTACTGGTAGTACTACTACTGGTGATTCTGCTGTTTCTGTGTATGCAACTGATGCACAAGGTAACGCAGCAGCATTACCAATTCGTGTAGTTGAAGTAGTTCCAGCAACTGCTGCTAATGCAACGGCCTTCACTGAAGTAGTAGTGAAGTTGAACAACCCACAAATCCTCAAGGCAGCTGCCTTGGATTACGCTGCTTAAGGAGCAATTAAATGGCTATTTCTCGTGCACAACTACTTAAAGAGTTGCTCCCTGGTCTAAACGCTTTATTTGGATTAGAGTATGCAAAATACGGCGAAGAACACAAAGAGATTTACGAAACTGAATCCTCTGAGCGTTCCTTCGAAGAAGAAACTAAACTGTCTGGCTTTACAGCTGCTCCAGTCAAGAACGAAGGCTCTGCCATCGCTTACGACAATGCGCAAGAAGCATGGACTGCTCGTTACAACCACGAAACAATCGCTCAGGGTTTCTCTCTGACCGAAGAAGCAATTGAAGATAACTTGTATGACTCATTGTCTGCTCGTTACACTAAAGCGCTTGCTCGTTCCATGGCTTATACCAAGCAAGTTAAGGCTGCTGCAGTATTGAACAATGGCTTCACCTCTGGTTACAACGGTGGCGACGGCACAACATTGTTCTCTGCAAATCATCCTTTGGTTTCTGGTGGCACCAACAGTAACGTTCCTTCTACACCTGCTGACTTGAATGAGACTTCTTTAGAAGCCGCTGTAATTCAAATTTCCTTGTGGACAGATGAGCGCTCACTTTTGATCGCTGCAAAACCACGTAAGTTAATTGTTCCACCATCACTCCAGTTCGTTGCAACTCGTTTGCTTGAAACTGAATTACGTGTTGGCACAAACGACAACGACATCAATGCATTGAAG